GTAAATGCAACTTTGAGTATGAGCCAATGTCCGTTGCTTACTTCGTTGAACATAAATATAAACCTGACTTTGTGCTACCTAATGGGGTTATAATTGAAGCAAAAGGTTACTTCAGATATAAAGACCAGAGGATGCACAGGTCAATTAAAGAACAACATCCAGAACTTGATATTCGTTTTGTGTTTTCAAATATAAACAGTCGTATTCAAGGCTCTAGATTAACATGTGCAAGTTGGTGTGAGAAACACAACTTCTTGTACTCAGAAAAGATTGTACCTCACGAATGGACAAAGGATGGCAAGAAGAAAGGTAACTAAGTATATAGTAGTTCATGCTACTAACACAAAACCTAATGAAGATATTTCATTATGTGATGTAGATGAGTGGCATAGGAAAAAAGGTAAGTTAAAAGTTGGCTATCATTTTTTCATTAAACGAGATGGTACTATTCAAAGCGGTAGACCTCCAAATGAAGTAGGTTCTCATGTACGTGAGAATGATTTGGAGTCTATCGCTGTCTGTTTGTCAGGTGGTAAGAATACAAGAGGAATACACGCACCTGACTATGGTAAGGAACAGATTGAGTCACTCTTTGTCTTACTTAAGACATTAAAGTTTATGTATTCTGATGCTGAAGTAATAGGACATAGAGATTTGGAGAAAACACAGTGCCCCTCATTTGATGTACGTAAATGGTGGGAACTTAATGAAGAAAACTTTGGATTACTTAAATTCGAAAGATAAACAGCCAGATCCAGATGAAATAAAAGAGTGCTTTGATTTTTCATATGAAGCACTAGATGATTGGAGGAAGATAACAACTAAGAGAACTAAGATGTCCTTTGAGGCTGACTCATTACAGGATGTACTAGAAAATTTCCATACGTTTTTAAATAGTGTAGGATACTCTTATGTTGGTAAGGTAGTACTGGAAAGTGAAGATGGTACAAAGACATGGACTACCTAAACACACACGAAGATAGCGAGTTTGTCCAACATGAACCTTGTCCTGAGTGTGGATCAAGAGATAATCTTGCTAGGTATGATGATGGACATGCGTACTGCTTTGGTTGTAATTATAGAGAAAAAGCAGGAGGAGGAGGACATAAAGTAGTAATGAATAAAGGAGATAAGGATATGAATTTTGTTGACGGTGAAGCAACAAACCTTAGTGCTCGTGGTATCTCATTAGATACTTGTAGGAAGTGGGACTACGTGGTTGGAGAAGTTGGAGGACAACCAGTACAGATTGCTAACTATAAGGATGCAAGTGGAAACAAGGTAGCACAGAAGATTAGGTTTAAGAATAAAGACTTCCATACAAGAGGCAACATGAAGGAAGCTGGATTGTATGGTGAACATTTATGGTCTGGCAAAGGTAAGAAAGCTATTGTCTGTGAGGGTGAGTTAGATGCGTTGTCTGTATCACAAGCACAAGGTAACAAGTGGCCTGTATACTCAGTACCTAATGGATCAGCAGGTGCTTCCAAAGCTATTCGTAAGAGTATAGAGTTACTAACTGGTTATGAAGAAGTTATCTTTTGCTTTGATAACGATGAGCCGGGAGTTAAAGCATCAAGAGAATGTGCACAAGTACTACCTCCGGGTAAGGCTAAGATAGCTAAGTTACCTTTAAAGGATGCAAACGAGATGCTTACTAAAGGCAGAGTAAGTGAGTTAATTAATTGTATATGGCAAGCTAGAGTATACAGACCAGATGGTATTGTTAATGGTAAGGATTTATGGGACATAGTTAGTGCTGAAGATTCTACTGCATCCTGTAATTATCCATATGAAGGGTTAAATAAAAAGACTCTTGGTATGAGAAGAGGAGAGATAGTTACTGTAACTGCTGGTGCAGGAATAGGTAAGTCTCAAGTATGTAGAGAACTAGCAAATCATGTACTTAATCAAGAGGAAACTATAGGGTACATTGCACTAGAGGAGTCTAACAAGAGGACTGGTCTAGGTTTCATGGGACTATACTTAAATAAACCTCTACATCTAGGTAACATAGAGGTAACAGACGAGGAGTTTAAAGATGCTTTTGACCATACACTTGATACTGGTAGGATATACTTATATGATCATTGGGGTTCGCTTGAAGGTGATAACCTTCTTAATAAGATACGTTACATGGTTACAGCCTGTGGATGTAGCTTCATTATTTTGGATCATATATCTATTGTCGTATCAGGTATAGAAGAAGGAGATGAGAGAAGGACTATAGATAACCTGATGACTAAACTACGTGGTTTAGTTGAGGAAGTAAATTGTGGTTTAATACTAGTGTCCCATCTTAAAAGACCACAAGGTAACAAAGGCCATGAAGATGGAGCACAAACTAGCATGGTTCAGCTACGAGGATCTGCGGCTATAGGTCAGCTATCTGATATTGTTATTGGGTGTGAAAGAGATCAACAAGGTGATAATCCAGATCGTACTACTGTTCGTGTATTAAAGAATAGGTGGACAGGTGAGACTGGTGTTGCATGTCATTTAGATTACAATCATAAAACAGGTAGATTAACAGAAGTTCCTGAGGATGAGCTTCCCTTTGATGAGGAAGAGGAAGAATTCTAATGAACCTCTTTGAGAATCTACATTCAGATGCCTGTTCAATATGTGGACAGACTGAGCATGAGGAAGGTGAAGGAGTGCAAGGTATGTTTGGTATGATGCCAGTTACATTCTGCCAGATGTGTCTTAACTCAATGGCTGAAATGATAAAGGATATAACTGAGGGGGAAGATGAGTAGATGCATATTTGATATAGAAACTGATGGACTCTTAGAGACTATGACTAAGATACATTGCATAGTTATCTATGATATTGACAATGATAAGATGCACTCATTTGATGGACAAGTTACTCGACTAAGATTTGATGATGCACTATTTTTGATGAAAAATTTTTCGGAGATTATAGGACACAACATTTTAAACTTTGATCTTCCAGCATTGAAAAAGATTTTAGATTACGAACCAGAACCTACACAAATTATAAGAGATACACTTGTCTGGTCTAAACTAGTGTACCCAAACAGAGGACAGAGGGATGCAGACAATAAAGCTATTGATAAAGATCAGTATGGTAGACACTCATTGAAATCATGGGGGCAACGACTTAACTTTCCAAAGAATGACTTCGATGAGTTTGAGGAATTCAGTCAGGAGATGTTAGAGTACTGTGAGAATGATGTGGAACTTAACTATAAACTGTACTGTAAGTTACTTGATGCTAATTTTTCAGATGAGTCTGTCGAACTTGAACATGAGATACACACTATTTGTTTGAAGCAGACTGATAATGGTTTCCCATTTGATGTAGATAAAGCTACTAAGTTGTACGCTAAACTAGCAGAGAAGAGAGATAGATTACAGAAGGAACTAAAGGAAGTATTTGGTTCTTGGATTGTAGATGAAGGAGAAAGGAAGAATGGAACGTACAGTAAAATAAAGATTGTAGACTTTAATCCTAACTCTAGAAAACATATAGCTAAGAGACTCACCGAGTTGAGAGGATGGAAACCTAGAGAGTTTACACCAACTAATGAACCAAAGGTTGACGAAGAGATACTTTCTAAGTTAGATTATCCAGAAGCTCAACTCATGGCAGAGGCATTCAGAGTTAATAAACTTATAGCCCAACTATCGGAAGGTAAACATGCATGGTTATATCACGAGAAGAATGGAAGAATTCATGGATCGGTTAATACAATGGGTTCAATCTCAAGCAGATGTTCTCACTCCCATCCTAACATCGGTCAAGTACCTAGTGTCAAAACAGAATACGGAAAAGAATGTAGAGAGTTATTTTATGCACCACAAGGCTGGAGTCTACTTGGATGCGACATTAGCTCTCTTGAAATTAGGGTTGTGTCTCACTATCTTGCTGCTTTTGATGGCGGTTCTTACGCTAAAACTGTGGTTAATGGTGATGTACACGAAGCTAATAGGAAAGCCGCTAACTTACCTACCAGAGATCAGGCAAAGACTTTTATTTATGGTCTACTCTATGGAGCAGGAGAAGCTAAACTTGGTCAGATTGTGGGCAAGGATAAAGGGGAAGGTAGGAAACTAAAGAATAGATTCTTTAAGAAAGTTCCTGCATTCCAGAAGTTGAGAGAAAAAGTATTTAAGAAAGCAGAGAGAGGTTATCTATTTGGATTAGATGGAAGAAAAGTTCCAGTAAGATCTAAACACTCAGCACTTAATACTCTATGCCAATCCGCAGGAGCTATTATTTGTAAGAAGTGGGTAGTTGAATTCCATAAGATGATGGATTTATTAGGCTTCAAAGAGGATGTTGATTATCAACAAGTTGCTTTTGTACATGATGAGATACAAGTACTTGTTCGTAATGGACTTGAAGATGAGGTAGGTAAAACTGCTGTAAAAGCAATAACTAAATCTGGTGCTCTACTTAATTTAAGAGTACCACTAACAGGTGAGTATAACTTCGGTGCTAATTGGGCTGAAACTCACTAATATTAAAGGGGAATATGCAGTTACTTATAGATGGTGACATTTTAGTTTATAAAAATTGTTTAGCAAGTGAGAAAGAAGTTGATTGGGGTGAAGATATTTGGACATTACACTGTGACTTTAAAGATGTTAAGAAGTTATTAGATAACGATTTACAAAAGTTAATGGATGATGCTAATGCAGATTCTATTATGGTATGTCTAAGTTCCCATTTAAATTTTAGAAAAGATATTAATGAAACATATAAATCTAAACGTAGAGGAACTAGGAAACCTGTGTGCTATGTTGCGGCACGAGAGTACATTAGAGATAACTATGCATCAATGATGTCCAAGTGGTTGGAAGCAGATGATATGCTAGGTATTATGTGTACTCAATTTCCAGATAAAACTTGTATTGTTTCTACTGACAAAGATCTACTCACAATACCCGGTAAGCATTGGGATTTCCAAACGGAACAGATTTATGAGTTGAGTGAGGATATGGCAAACAAGAATTTCATGGTACAAACTTTAACAGGAGATCCTGTTGATGGATACTCAGGATGTACAGGTATAGGAAGTGTCTCAGCATCTAGAATCTTAGATGAAGCAGATAAAAAAGGTAAAGATAGATGGGAAGTAGTTTTAAAAACTTATAAAGAAAAAGGATATACTAAGGAAGATGCTATTACACAAGCTAGGATGGCTTACATCTTACAGAAAGATCAGTACAATGGATTAGATGAGTATCCTAGTATGTGGCAACCACCATCTGAAAAACTAATACACGAACCAAAACTATGGAGGGGGAAATGAGCAATTACGGAATGCATAGAGAGAACGATCAAGAAAATATGGAAAGGTTAAATAAACTTGAAAGGGAAGAGGTAACAAATCCTAAACATTACAATGAGTTAAAGTCTGAACCACTTGATTATATAATAGCAAATGAGTTAGACTTTCTAGAAGGTAACATAGTTAAATATGTTTCACGTTACACATACAAAGGTGGAGTAAACGACTTGTTAAAAGCAAGAACTTATTTAGAAAGATTAATAGAGAGAGAAAAAGATGGCAGATAATTATTTACCTACACAATACCAACAATATATTCACCTTTCAAGATACTCACGATGGGATTATGATAAGAAAAGGAGAGAGACATGGAAGGAAACTGTTGATAGATACTTTGATTTCTTTAGAGCACATCTTAAAGAGAACTGTGATTACACTATAGAAAAAGGATTAGAAACTAGACTACGAAAGTCAGTATTAAACTTAGATGTTATGCCTTCTATGCGATGTCTAATGACAGCAGGTAAGGCGTTAGAGAAAGAGAATGTAGCAGGATATAACTGTGCATATCTACCTATTGATTCTCCTAGATCTTTTGATGAATTATTATATGTATTAATGAATGGTACAGGTGTAGGTTTTAGTGTTGAACAAAAGTATACAAACTTACTACCTGCTATTCCTAACAAGTTGTACCAAACTGATACAGTTATAGTTGTACGAGACTCTAAACTAGGTTGGGCTAAAGGTTTTAGAGAGTTGATCTCATTACTTTACAATGGTTTAATCCCACGATGGGATATGAGTGGAGTAAGAGAAGCCGGAGCACCATTGAAAACATTTGGTGGTAGAGCAAGTGGGCCTGAACCTTTAGATAACTTATTTAATTTTACTGTTGCTAAGTTTAAAGGATCTAGAGGAACTAAACTAACACCAATGGATTGTCATGATCTAGTATGTAAGACTGCACAAGTTGTAGTAGTTGGTGGTGTTAGGAGGAGTGCTTTGTTATCCTTAAGTGATATAGGTGATGAACAAATGCGTACCTGTAAGTCAGGTGAGTGGTGGCACTCTGAACCACAGAGAGCACTAGCAAATAACTCTGCAAATTATCATGCTCATCCTGATGTTGGTACATTCATGAAAGAGTGGCAAGCACTATACAATTCTAAGTCAGGTGAACGAGGTATATTCAGTAGTGCTAATGCTAAGAAACATATTGAAAAGTTAGAGGATAGACGAGAGGCAATAGATGACTTTGGTACTAACCCATGCTCTGAAATAATACTAAGACCTAGAGAGTTCTGCAATTTAACTGAAGCAGTAGTAAGACCTAATGATACAAAAAATACTTTAGGTACAAAAATAATGCACGCTACTATACTTGGTACTTGGCAGTCTACTTTAACTAACTTTAGGTACTTAAGCAATAAATGGAAAACAAATTGTGAAGAAGAGAGACTTCTTGGTGTATCATTAACTGGTATCATGGACTGCACACTAACTAATGGATCTAGTGGAGAGAACCTACCATCATTACTGACACACTTAAAGGAAGTAGCAGTCTCAACTAACAAGGCACATGCTGATATGCTAGGTATAAATCCTTCAGCAAGTGTAACTTGTGTTAAACCTTCTGGAACAGTAAGTCAATTAGTTGACTCTGCTTCAGGAATCCACACACGCCACAGCCCTTTCTACATTAGAACAGTAAGATCTGATGTAAAAGATCCCCTGTGTAACCTTCTGATTGATAGTGGAGTACCACACGAACCAGATAAAACAAATCCTAGTAACGTGATGGTCTTTTCATTCCCCATGAGATCCCCTGAGTCATCTCTAACTAGAAAAGATTTCTCTGCTATCAGTCAGTTGGAACTCCACAGATTGTACTCTCAGTTCTGGGCTGAACATAAAGTAAGTCAAACAATTTCAGTTAAAGAAAACGAATGGATAGAAGTTGGATCATTTGTATATAATAACTTTGAAGATATATCAGGAGTATCTTTCTTACCTTATTCAGATTATGTATATGAGCAAGCTCCATACACGGAATGTACTAAGAAAGAATTCAATAACTTAACTAAACAAATGCCTGATATTAATTGGAGTTTATTAACAAATTATGAAGCACTTGATAACACAACTAGTTCCCAAGAACTAGCGTGTACTAGTGGTTCTTGTGAGATATAATACAAAAATGGACATTTATGGACTATAACAACTTGGTTTCAAAAGAATTAATACAGTATTTAGAAGAGACATTCCCTAATAG